AACACGCGATTTTTGTCAGGAATCGCATCCACGTATTTCTCTGCAACTTGCTTTGCAAGCTGCGGATCTTTGGACATCAGAATCGGCAAAGTTGATTGGAGAACTTTGCTTTGAGCCTCAAGCGTAAGTCTGCGCGCCGCATCTGCTCTGGTTGCGTCAGGCATTGGGCTCAGCGGGTCCAACGCCCTTTGCGATGCGCTGATCCCTGCCGTTTGCATAGCGTCATCAAGCGCCGTCATGTCACGCGTTCCGTCCGTAAGCCGAGGAAATACCCCGTCAAAATTCAATTCGGAACCGGAAGCAAGATTGTTGATAAGTGAATCCTGAAACTCCTGATAAGACGTTTGAACTGTGCGCTCGCGCTGCGTTCCAATCCGCTGCTGAAGTTGCCGGTCGAAGCTCGACAGAAACGTCAGCTTAGATCTCTGGTACTGCGTTTTTGCTTCAGGCGTCGTGAGTTGATTTTCAACCTCATCGAGGGTGCGCTGATACTTCTGGCGGAACTCTCCAGCTCGCGCCATAAGATCCCCGCCTTCCATCTGCATCACGCCAACAGTGCTCTCCCTGGGATCATCCGGCCCCTTCTTCTGGTATCCGTAAAAAATTTCAGTTTCCGCGTTTTGAGTCGTCGCAAATGCTTGGTTCAAGGACGCTTCAACGGCGCGATTTCGTTCGGCCCTGTAAATGTCCTGAACATCCTTCCCCAAACCAGTCAAGGCGCGTCCGATCCCGGACATGTCAGCTGGCTGCACTTGCAGGGTTCCGGAAGGCATCTGAGTTTGCCCAATCTGCGGGCCGTCGTAAGTTGGAACTCTCGGCATTGTCTCTCCTTATTTCATTTGCTTAGCGATGTCACCACCTCCGCCTAAAACGGTTCCAACCGCATTTGCAATCCCCTGCTGCATCGCCTGCTGCCCTTGAAGCTCATACGAAAGCCCCTGTTGCTCGTATCCCCAAGCCTCCATCGCGGCATTGTTTCGGATCGTCACGGCATCGACTTCACCCCAATATGCTGTCTGCTGCTGCACATCAGCGGCTGTCCCCTCATCGAGGAGGATGTTTTGTGCAGCAAACCCTACACGCTGCGCCCCGATCATCCCGCTGACTTTCATGCGCTGCCGTTTGACGGCTTCCTGTCCCTGCTCTAAAGCAAACCCAGATCGCATGCGTTGCAGCTTGGCGTTGTATTCGGAAATCTTCTGCTGTGTTTTTGCTTGGTAATACTGGGAGATCGCAGTGAACGCAGTGCCTGCTGCCTGCAATCCCATTGCCGCCGGTGATGCTGGTGCTGCCATATCATTTCGCTCCTGAAACTGTCACTTGGGGGACCACCGCTAGAACTGTGATAGGAAGTGGATCTTGTTGCTGCACAACAATTTGCCCATTTCTATCCCATTGCGCAACTGTTTGCACTTCCACAATGCCAGTTGTCATGTCAACCGGGTCAGCATAAGGTTCAAGTCTGCGCTGTTTCAATTCCCGAAGGTGATCGACATCCGGGCCCGCCCACACGCCCCGGGAGGATTCCACAAACAATGACACCCGGTGGATCAGCTTATCCTTATCCACCAAGGTTTCAGCATTCGGGGAATCAATCTGAAGCGTCTTGAAAGTCGACGTGTACGGAAGCCCGGCGTGCACAATCCCAGCGGGGCGCTCAAGCGTGATCTTGCCGGTCCCATCAACAACCCGCGCCGGGTGAACATTGCCATCCGCTAGGATACTCACAGTCTTCCCTACTAGCCACGTCAACCCGGTCACTTCATCCACGCACCGAGTCCACGTTGCACTGGCAACGCCAACAAAACCGGATGCTGGAAGATTTTTGTTTGGCTGAACGCGCACCACAGTACCAGACACGTACTCAAGAACAGTGAATCGGATCTTGGTCCCTGCGATAGTCAAATCAAACGCGTTTCCAACGTCTCCGGCAATGAATGTAGATGATGAAGCGGTCAGCGTCTGGATCGTCTGAACCGTGGTTCCGGTATATGACGTTGCGGTGATCGTCGTCGCTGTTGCGTTGGTCCCGTTGTAGGTGCCACCACAATCGACAAAAAAAGCATCCGTGGTGATGTCGAAAACCTCAGATGTATGTCGCCTTGCAAAGCGTTCAATGAAACGTTTCGTCACACCTCCAATTGTGCGGTTCACAACCACATAAACCGCATCCTCCGTTCCCTCTGAAACGCAGCAAACATCCTCAAACACGCCATCCGTGACATGCCGGTGCCACCCCCAAACCTCGTGTTCCTTCACGTAGGTGAGCCCCAGCAAAGTCCCGTCGTCGCGAACTGACCAAACAACCGAATGCGGGATCTGCTGATAATCCCACGCGAGCAACTGGTAGCCATCGACCAAATGGGGCGCAAAAACGGTCAAATCCCGGCCAGTGTAGCCATCAGAGCCAAAATCATACCGGAGGTCTCGCACAACGCTTCCACGGGCCTGCACATACAAGGCATTGTTGGCAATCACGATCGGTGCCATGCCTGAGGACCCGTTGTATCCCTGCTGTCGCAAATTGATCGCAGTCGGCCTGATCGCCCCATCGCCATCCCCCAGGACAAGCCATTCTCCGCCACTGGTCAAAATCAACAATTGGTTCACCTCAACCAAATGCTGAACCCTGTTCACCTGCCGACCGGCAATCGTAAACGTGATCGCATCATCATCCTGGATGGGGCTTCGGTAGGTGAAGTTTTTGTAGCTGCCAGCACGTGAGAGCCAGACTTTTTCCGGAGCGTTGTTCGTGGCGGCAAAAACAGCCCGCTGCTGGTAAAAGGCAGTCGTGGACGGATAATTCCCAGCCGAAGGAAATGGGTCCCGTGGAATGGGGGGCGTGTCGGTGACGTCCGGAATCAAACCGTCATCAGTGAACGAAAGCCCGGTCGTGTATCCGATGTATCCGAAAACCCCGTTTTTTTTCTTGTAAACGTTGTATTCCCCGGCTCCGGAAACCGTGTTCCAAGAGATAACCATCGGCTGCGAATTTGTCACTGTATGATTTGAGCCGATTTCCGCAGTTGGTTCAGACTCCTCAAACGTCTCAGCTTTCACTGAGGTGACCTTGTAGTAAGTCGTGGTGCCCGCTGAATGGTTTAAAGCAAGTCCTGTGGGGGCGGAGATGCTCGGCGCGTAGGTTATGGCCGACAACGTCCATGCCGTGTCTCCGGTGCGCGCCAGCACACGGGGCGCATAATTCGGGTGGACGATCGTAATCACATCCCCGGACTGCACGTAATTCAGCGTTGCAAGATCCGCAGTGACGTATGGAGTCACGATTTCGTATGGGGACCCCGAAACTGTAAGCTGCACGCCGTTTTTGATCACGCGCATGTACAGGTTTCCAAACTCCAGCACGTAGGTTTGCGCGGCATTGAACGCGAACCGGATCAAGCGAACCTTGGCTGAGGAAGTTTTTACCTCGCAAACGAATTTGGTTCCGGGCCGGTTGGCAACTCCACCATGCCGCATCACGATGAAGTTCTCACACGTCTGCAACCCGCTCTGATATTTTGCTTGATCACTCCTAGCATACAGAGCTGGAGCGATTTCACCGCCAGCAAATGACCGTTGGTTTATGCTCGGCATGCGTTATTCGATATTGAACCCACTTGGGAAAATTGTACCCCATCCATCCGTTGCAGATCCGGATTTGCTGTACCCCCTGGACGCAACAAACTCCGTGTCAACGTCCCTCAGTTGTTCCGATTCATTGAATGCAACGCGCATTGCCATGTCTCGCTCCATCTGGAACATCTGCAAGGCTTGTTTCCTCATGCCTTCAGAAACAGCCAAAGGCATCGCGATTTCCACAGCGAGAAGCCACGCCAAACATGAAACAAACATAGGGTCAAAAAAGGCGGGATCAGTGATCCGTTTGATGTACTCAACCCCAGCGTCTTTGGTGTTCGTGAAAATCAATTTTCCACTGGAATCAACCCCAACCTCATAAGGCTCCATTGTCAGCTCCCGGCGCCCGTTTGGTGTCAGGATCTTGGTGATCAGAATGGCGTCCGTGGGGTAACGATACGCATAATCCCATTCAGCATTCCACACCGAATCATTGGATTCTCCAACCAGCGCAAGAGACTGGTATTGCTTGGCAAAAGGCCAATGGATTTCACGCAACAACCTGTCTCGGGTCTGCTCGTAAAACACATTGCACACCACGGCCTCTTGACTGGCTTCGCTTAGGCTGGCGATGAAGTTACTCACACCCACGCGAGCTAGCGCGGTGTTGCAAATTTGGACCTCTGTTTGAGCCATAAAAGAAAGAGGGGCGGGTTTTGCCCGCCCCCCTTTGTCGCATCACTTTCGCATCCCGTCAACGCCCCCGCCGTTTTGTTCTGCTTGGCTCAACTGTTTCATCCTCATCCTTTTCGAAATCGGACTGCTCCAACTGAACCACCTCCATCCAAAGCGCGGAAAACGCCTCTTCGGATGGAATGGAAAACAGATCTCCGGGCCGCCGAAGCGATCCATTGAAAAAACCTTGGCGAATGGCTTTGACGATCATGCTTAGGAGATGGTGAACGCATCGCTGTAGATGCGCTGAGCCTGAACACCACGAACGATGGCGGACTTATACGTTGCCGCAGGCGAGGTGCCAGCTTGAGTATACTGCAACCGCATGAAACGCTCGTAAGCGCCAAACGGCAAGCATAACCGAAGGATTTCACCGCCAGCAGCAGGCAACGCAATGTTGCTGATCGTGGTCAACGCTACTGCCGAGGAAAACGCCTCATTGTCATCCGTCTGCAAAACCACAGTTACCGTAGGAGATGTCCCGGAAACTGCGGTTGCAGTGATAACCAGATACACGTCTTCACCAACCCCCAAATCCTTCGCGGTATTCCCGGAAAAATAAGGGCCGTTGTCGATTGTATCAGTCGATGCGGTGGCGGAAGTTCCCGAAATCGCCTGCGCGTCGGAAAACAACAATTGTCTGTCAAGGATAGGCATAAGTTTAGGAAACAGTAGCTTCGGTTTCAAGGATTTGATCGCAGGTCTCCACAGGAATCCCACGGAACTTTGTGATCAGTTTTCCGCTAAAGTTGTCCACCGTAATCTGGCTGGCCGCCTTATTCATGGCCTGGATGTCGAGCATCTGGCGAACCGTGCGGTTCACGTAGAAGGTCGGTTTTCCAAGGCCAAGAGACGGAATGCGATGGACTGCGCGAATCATCAGCTTGGTCAGATCCGCTGCGGAAGATTCCGCAACCAGGTTAGATACGTCGATATTGCAAATCCGGACGGCATAACGCCAATCGCGAACCGCTAAACCGCATTTCCACTGCCAGCGATCCACAAGCGCCTTCATTCGGCCAGTGCCAATTCCGGTGCCGGTCTGGATCATCTGCTCCCCGAGATCCTCATGAACCAGTCCACCCTGGGACCCCTTGGGATAAATCCCGTGCACGGTGTTTTCACCCCATGCAATGAGCCAGATGGACGTGTTGTCAGAACCGGAGCCAGCCGCCGAAATCACATTTTGGGCGATGCTTCCGCTGAGCGAATTGTATCGGGGCGCAAAGCCAGTGAAAACCTCAGGTTGCGTTGCGGCATTACCGTAAAACAACGTCGAGGCCATCGTCTGGTTCATCGCTTCAATGAAGGCAGAACCTTCAGAGAGACGGAAAGAAGCGTCATTTCCGTTCAGCATCGCGAGGTCGTAATCGACTTCGGACACCGCTTCGAAAATAGCGCACTGCTCGTCAATCTGCGCGGTTTGAGACTTGGACGGAATCACCCCTTCGTTCAACCGGCGAGCGGTGACCGTGGGAAGTCCGATCCGTTGAGTCGTACGGTGGCCAGTCGGGAGGTTTCCCTCGCGCCAGAGCATGCCGTCGATAACTGCATTGGTTTGAGCGAGCAGCTCCACGATTGCCGGAATCCGGCCATCTGGATCAACTCGTTTTGCTACGTCTGCCAAAGTGGCGACGTTGGAGGCGATTGTTGCCATTAGTTATTGGGTGTGTTGAGGTTACTCTTTCTTTGCCATGTTCGGGTAAAACAACTCGGCCATGGTTTTTTCTTTTGCGGGAGGCGCGCCAGCCTGTTGAGCCATGCGACCATCTTCCCGCATCGCTTTGCCGATGTTCGCAAAGAGCCGAACCAATTCAGGGTGATTCCCGTAACCAGTTTCGTTGAGCATCCGCTTGAACTCCGGTGATGCAAAACGATCTAAAGCTGTTCTGGCGCTTGTGACGGTGGCGCTAAACTTCTCACCACCAAGCTCTTTGTCAGCCTTAATCTGTTCCGCCCACTGAGCTGTCTGCTGAGCCCACTCTTGCTTGTTTTTGTCAACAAACCC